TTAATTGCCTAAAGTACTTAGTATCTTTGTTCTTTTTGTCGAAAGGAAATATAGGGGTAATTGAAACGAGCTCTGAAATGAAGCCTTCAGCAGTGACATCAGTGACTATGAATTCAGCAAGTTGGGCACCTTCGCAAGCGATGGGCCCTTCACCAAATGCGGATTCACATACGTCAAGGAGTACAGCGGCACTGGCCATTAGAGGAGACTCGAAAGCGCCGACTTCAAATGCGGCAGCTTCTATGGAAAAATCAGCTTCTGCAATGGCTTCTAAAACTTTGAGGTTGAATGCGCCGGCAGAGAGCTCTTCTAAAATTGCGGTTAATGTTGTGGAAATTGCAGCGAGTGTGCTTTGCTGAACACCCTCGACGATTGCACTAACAGTTTCTATAATGCCTTGAAGAATGTCGAAACTGTCGGAGACGGCTCCTAAAATCTCGTCCGCCTCCTCAAGTTTGGCTTTGATGGAGGAGCCCCAGCCATCTTCTGAGTTGAATATTTCCTCATTCTGTTCATATATTTTAACAACATACTCCTCTATCAGATCAAGTTCGAGGGTTATGTTTAATTCATCAGCGTTGATCACGAGCTCGATCTCAGTTGTGGCCTCGAGAATGTCGAATAGGATAAATTGAAGTTCATCATTGTATATTTCGCCGATGTCATAGGTTTGTTTAAGAGTTCTGTCAATGGATTCGAACTTCTCAAAAGCAGCAAGTTCGAAGTTAAAGGATTGGATTTGAAAGTCGGTAAGTACCGTATTTAAGGATCTAATTTCGGAGACCAGAACAGAAGTGGCGATGAATTGGATGGCGGCGAAACCAAGGATTGATAAAATCGCGACAATTTGCTGGGAGGCCACAGAATTGGCGAGAACTCGGAAGAGGGTTTGGGATTGTAGGGTGTACATTGTATGTTTATATATAGTTATGGTATCAGGGGTGAATAAATAAATAATATATTGTACTATATGTCTGAACCTATGCGGATGGCCGCTATATCTAGGTCAGGGGGGGCCTGTGCGGATGGCCGCTACATCCAGGACTTAAATCAGTGCCTCGCCGGGATGAGCTTCTTCTTGAGCTCACCCATGACGAAGTTGGGGTTGCGGGACCGTATGCCTGACATGGTTTTTCCAGATGCATAGCGGACCAGGTATCCCCAGAGGTGCTCAGCCTCGCCGATGGACAGGTTATAATGGCTGGCGTTCCACTGGCACATCTGGGTGGCATCCTCCAGGTTGGTGACTAGGCTGAGCCAGTCTGCAACAGCGACACGATATTCATCTATGTCTTTCTGGGTGCTGTAGATGCGATTTGCCACCTTATTACAGAGCCTGGGTAGGTCTAGGGTGACACTATCGCCGACTAGAAAGCCAACAAAAGTGCCTGTGCGCCCGCGCTCAATTTTGAGCTCAGGGAGGTGGCGAGTCTGAGTGATCTTCTGGGCGATGCAAACACCATCGTCACCTTTGGGGCCGTATACGAAGGGGGATGTAAAGTTGAAGCTGGAGCCAAAGCGGGCCATGGAGTCCAGAGT